TGTATGTCGGCCGTCTGATGACGCGGGCGAAGGCATACACCAAGCTGGCCGCCGTACAGGCATGGAAGCGTGGTTTCCATGATGACTGGCGTGCCGCGGCCGAGTATCTGGCGCGTGTGGATCCCGGGGAGTTTGGTCGTCGGGACACGGTTCAGCACCAGCACCAGCACGCGGTAGTGTTGTTGCCTCCTGTGGGTGACATTGCGGCTTTCACTCGCGAGGGTGGTCCCGGGTCGCAGCATCTTGCGCCCCGCGAGCCCGTGGAGCAGCTGGGCCCGGGAGAGTACAGTGAAGAAGCGTAGGCGCAGGTTGACGCGGGCGGGCCTGGAGCAGCTGGCGGCCCGTCTCGTGGTGGCTGAGAGTCGCGCCCGCCGCGCATCAGGCCTGCCGCGTGGTAAGCGGGTGCTGGAGGCGGAGAGGGTTGTGCTCGATGCGGAGAGGGTTACGCTCGAGGCGAACAGGGTTGCGCTCGAGGCGAAGCCGAGAGGAAAATTGGCTCGAGCTCTGCGGTACCATGCCTGGCCGGCGCCATGCGGGTGTTTCGGGGGTTACTGTCTGCCCGACTTCTGTCCTGGCCGAAACAACCTTCGTCCTGTCCGAAATAACCTTCGTCCTGTCCGAAACAACCTTCATATGTCCGAAACGGGTCCCATTTGTCCGAAATAGCCGGCGACGCATTTAGACGGCTTCTAAGCCACCGACACCCCCGTGCCGGTGTCCTGACACTCCCGCGAGCTTTTTTCGGCCCAGAGGGCCGTTTCCGGTCGCTGAAACACCATCTGAGGGTTCCATCCCAACCCCGGAGCAGCAGATTTGGCCATCGTACTGAGAATTGACCTTGTGTGTCATCCCGACACCGCATACGTTCTTTTCGGGGAGCCGCCGCTCCTGCCGAGCACGCATGTTCACTATTTCGTCACCACCAGCAGGCGTATGCCGCCGGGGTCGATATTCGCGTCGTGGCCGATCGTAGACGAGGCCGGGGCGGTGGTTGGCGTGCCCGGGCCCGTACCCGTTGATGTCGGTGGCGTCACCGTGGAGGCCATGTAGCATGATGGAATCAGCGGGTGACAGGGAGGTCCTGTGGCAGCCCACCGGGCGGCAGAGTCTGTGGCTGGCCAATCCCGCCTACGAGGCGTTCTTCGGTGGGGCGGCCGGTGGTGGCAAGTCGGACGCCATGCTGATGGCGGCCACCCGTTATATCGACAGGCCGAAGTACGCGGCCCTGATCCTTCGTCGTACGTTCCCCCACCTTAAGGAACTGATGGACCGGTCGCAGGAGATCTACCCGAAACTGGGTGGCCTGTGGAAGTCTGAGGAAAAGCGGTGGGCGTTCCCTTCCGGGGCATATATCGAGTTCGGTTATTGTGACACCTTCGATGACATCGAGCGGTACCAGGGCAGACAGTTTGCGTTCATCGGCTGGGACGAGCTGGGGCAGATCCCGGAGGAGCGCTGGTGGACCAAGTTGATGGCGTGGAACCGTTGCATAGATCCGGGCATTCAGTCCGTCATGCGGGCTACGGGCAACCCCGGGGGGCCCGGTCATCCCTGGATCAAGAAGCGGTTCATCAGCAAGTGCCACCATGACGGTTACATCTACGAGGATCCGGAAAGCGGTATGACGCGGGCGTTCGTACAGTCATTCGCTACGGACAATCCCCATCTTGTTGACAATGACCCCATGTATGTTAAGAAGCTCATGCTTCTCCCGGAGCTTGAGCGCAAACAGCTCCTGTATGGCGACTGGGAGGCGGGCAGCGGACTTGCACTGGACGAGCTTGAGGAGTCTGTTCACCTACGGGAACCGTTCGAGTTGACGCCCGGTGCGTGGCGCCTGTTTGGATCGTTCGACTGGGGATACCATCATCCGTTCAGCTTTGGCGTATACGCGGCCAACGTGGACGGCTATGTCGTCAAGATAGACACGGTTACGAGCCGGCAGATGCAGCCGGGTGAGATCGTCCGCGAGGTCGCCGACCACTTCAAGCACAAGCACAATCTCGACATTGCACGCCTCGACTACATCGTGGCCGACACGGAGACCTTTGCCCAGCACTCGAGCCGTGACGAGATTACGCCCACGATCGCGGAGCACTTCGAGGCCGCGGGGTGGGTTCTACGCAAGGCCAACCAGTCCCGCATCCAGGGCCTGAACAACTTTCGCGCTTATGTCCAGTGGCAGGATGGGGAGGGCAACAACTGGAGGCCGCGGTTCCAGTGGTTCGACACGCCGGGCAACCGGGCGTGTTTTGATCAGTGCGCGAGCCTGCCGCGCGACGAGAAGCACCCCGAGAAGCCGGCCAAGATGGACGCCGACCCCAGCGGTCAGGGCGGTGACGACATGTTCGACGAGACCAGGTACGCGCTCGCATCCCGGCCGATCGGGCCCGCGGAGAAGGACGAGGCGAACTTCAGTGCGTTCAGCCGGGAGGCGCTGTACAACTATTACGAAAAGACACAGCGCCATCAGCCGGTGTTCGAGGGTGATGACCTGGACGGCACCACGCATCCCGAGTTCGGAAAGTTCTACTAGGGTTGCAGGTGAATGGCGGGGAGTGTATCTTGACTGCCACAAATGACACGATCTGGCAATCAACGTACAACGGGAGGCACAATGGGTCGTCAGCGGCTGTCCAGACCACAGGAGGCGGGTTCTCTGCCCGCAAAGACCGGCAAGGGGCCCATCCCCAGCGAATACAGGCCCGAACTCGTCACAACGGACAGGCTGCACACCTGGGCGCTGACGCGCCTGCCGTTCTACCTCGAGGCATACAAGGAGGCGGTGCGGCACCAGCGGTGGTACAGACGCGCGTTCCGTTTCATGTGGAACTCGTGGCCCGTGATGAAGGTGCGCATCGGCGTGATTCTTGCATGGGGCGCCGCGGTATGGTTTTTCCGCAATGCCACCAAGATCCTGTTCTCGCAAAAAGGTGCCACATTGCCGCCCGTATCGCTGGACATGAACCCGACAACCGCAGATCCTGAGCTGATGGCCGACCTCGAGCGGCAGGACGTGCAGCCACCGGCGGGTGTACCGCGGGTGCAGGTGGGTCCGTGATGTCGGTCTCCATCGGCTCCCTGGTTGCGCTGGTCGTGATCTTCCTGTTGTGTCTGGGGTGGGCGCTGTATCTGGCCGAACGCAGGGTGCGCGGCTACGTTGAGACCACGCATGGCCTGGAGGCGGAACCGCAGGTCTACAACATGCCCAGCCCCGAGTCGGAGATCGAAAACGATACAGGCGGCAACATGACCATGGAGGATGAGACGCTGGAGCGCGAGGTAGTGCCGGTGATCGCCGAGGATCTCATGCTTCTGGCTCGTCAGGAGGGGCGACCGCTTGAGCAGGCAGAAGCGATCGAGGAGGCGAAGGCAATACTTACCGCGGGCCTTGACGGGAGGGCGTCCGCATGAACGGAGAGAGATTCATCCTGGCATTCAACGGCGACATCCTCGAGGATTTTGACACCATAGAGGAGGCCAAGGAATACGCCAGACAGGCCGCGGCGTGGGATCTGCTTGATCCCGAGAATACGTTTGAGCCGCTCCGTTTCTCCCAGGTCTATGACGACCTGTGGGAGGCGTACACCGAGGAAGATTCAGTCTGGTCCATTCTGATACGCTAGTCCCACCGCCAGTGGGGCGCGAGATCGACCGGCTCCTCCCGGCAGTGGGCATTGCCCACCGCGCCCCAGCTGGCATAAAAGTTGCACGCAGGCGTACATTTGTTTAGATTTGTACGCTCCCGTCCAGATCTTGTGTGCGCAGGATTCCTCTTTTCGTAAGTCTGCGCAACCAGGAAAATGAACTCTCTCCCGGGACATACATGGCGCAACAGTTGATTCGAGAGTTCCCGCCCATTCGTCAGGGCGGGCCGGACGAGCGCGACTCCGATCGCGTGAAATACAGCAAGGATCTGTGGGAATCCCAGGATACTGCCCTCCAGGAGCGCGACCGTCAGGTTGAAGAAAACGTACGGATGCTGGTTGGCAAGCAGTGGTCGGTCTGGCATCCCCGAACACGTCGGTTCGTTGACATCAACGAGCACCTGAGCAAGGCCGGGAAAAGGTTCGCGCAGCGGCCGGTGGTCAATCGCCTGTTCTATACATACGTCCTGAACCATGCCCGCATGACCGAGAACCCGCCCATCATCGGGTTCCAGCCGGCGAACAGCGACAAGACCTCCATCGACCTTGCCGCCACCATGGACATTCTCTCCAAGAGTCTATGGGACGAACTCGGGATGGTCGATGTCTACAGCAACATGTTCGCCTGGGAATACACGGGCGGGCGTGCCTATATCAAGCTGCGCGTGGACCCCTCCAAGGGGGATGTGCAGGAATACTATGGCACCGCGGTAGTGACGGATCCGTTTACGGGCGAGGAACTGCCGGTTGTTGATGAACAGGGTGAGCTGGCGCAGGTGCCATTTGGTCCGTCCGATGACGGTACGGGTCAGATGGTGCCGCAACTTGATTTTGATCCCGAGACCGGATCTGCCACAGTAACGGGCGAAGCCTGGAAGGAGCATGAGGGCGGGCTGGTATTCGACGTGTTGGGAACGCTGGAGTGCCGCGGTGAGTGGGGCCACCAGATTCCGTGGCATCGCAAGTCGTGGCACATGCACGAGACCTTCCTGACACCCGCCCAGATCGAGGAGTTGTGGGGTGTCAAGCTCGAGGCCGATCAGTCGATTGACGTGAACTCGCACGGCGAGCTCGAGCGCATGCTCAGGGGTGGCGGGTTCTTCGGTGCCGCGGACACACAGCTCGGCGGCTCCAGCGTGTTCGGTCACCCCCACGGCTCGCCGGAGGGACTGATTCGCGTGCGTGAGACGTGGGTGCGTCCCGGGGCACACGGTACACCGCAGCGCACGGACGACGATCCCGGCGGCAGGCTCCTGATCGTGGCGGTAGAGCAGGACAGGGTACTGTTCGATGATACACGTCCAGCGCCCTTCCCGTATACCAGCCCGATTCACGCCTACGACTTCATGGTTACACCGGGCAGACCGCACGGCACCAGCCCGCTGGAGTTCCTGAACCCGTTGCAGAGATTGTACAATCGCATCTGGGCTCAGCTCCTGGAGCACAACAACCTGGTCACCAACCCGAAGATCATCGTGGATTCCGCAACCGGCATCCGCGAAGGCCAGATCACGAACGAACCGGCCCAGATTCTGAACGTGACACGTCGGCCCGGAGTTCCGGCCCTCGAGTACGCCTCACCGCCGCGCCTGTCTGAGGACCCCTACCGCATCCTGGGGATGCTGGCGCGGGAGATCGAGGACCTGGGTAACGTCGCGGGGGCTTCGGGCCGTATTCCTCAGCCTGATGACAACTCAGGCGCCCTGATCCGCGAGCTCAGGTTCAACTCCGACCGCTATCTTGGTGCCCCCTTGCGGCAGGCCGCCGAGGAGACCGGACGTTTGTGGGAGACCGTGATCGCCGCACTGAGTCAGTTGTGGGACCGGGAGAAGATCATTCACTGGGTCGGCCAGGACAACATTCTGCGGACGATCACAGTCACCCCGGAAATGTTCGAGGGTCAGGTCCACGTCAAGCCCGACCTGGAGTCAATGCTGCCCGAGAGCAGGCATGAGCGACAGCAGCGTTTCGAGCGCCTGTTCTCGATGGGGCTCTTTGGTGACCCGCAGGACCCCAACGCTATCCGACAGTTTGCCCAGAGC